ATTAGTCCAGGTATCAGTCTCGACAGCACCTGGGAATGAGGGAATAGAAACTTCAAACAGATTGGGGCGGGCACCTCCGCCCGCCAGTTGTGACTTAAATTGGGATAATGATTTGGTAGCCATTTTGTGTTTCCTCCGTTTTTATTTTAATAAACTAGTAGATCAAACAGTACCAACAACTTCTTCAAATTCAACACCAGATCTGGTGGCAACGAAGGTAAGTGTGACGTAGTTGATAGACTTGGTTGGCTTGAGGAAAATGTCAGCCCTGAATTCATTATTGTCAATGATATCAGGAGTGTTGTTTCTTTCGTCACATTTTACGACGAAGTCAAAAAGTCCTCTCTTAGCCTGAACATCACGGAGATAAGGTTCAACAGCATTAACAAAGTTCGCTCTTGTGATCTCATCATTGACCTCAAAGAGTTGAGCATCAGCGACTGATTCGAGAGTTTGTTCCACTGTCAGGAACAATCTTCTTACGTTGATTCTATCAAATGCGGAATTGTAAGACAGACCTGTCTTGTCACCGAACAGAATGATACCCGCTCCTCTCTTATTGATGATTGGGTTGATTCTTTGTCCATAGAGTTGATCTCTATGTGCCTTACTTGGGTTGTAAGCCAGTTTGATAGCGTCATTAATTTGACCTCTCTGAGCTCCCGCTGGTGAGAACCAAGGGAAAGCTTCAATTTCAGTTCTAACCATCGTTCCACCAACGTCAGCGTTACAAGGAACGTAAACAAACGAATTGTTGAAACGATCATAAACATACTTCCAACCAGTATCAAATACTGCGTAAGAGGAAGATGTCAGAGGGGAGTAATAAGTCAGGAGGTTGGTAAGAGCTGTAGCATCAGTTACATCAACAACCTCAGATCTGTCTGGACCAATAAGAGCCATACAGTCTTTTCTAGATTCAGCTATTGAAATCAACTGATTCGCTTTAGCCTGTGTTTGGAGTCTGTTACCCAAACCAGGACCCATGATTAAGAAATCAACTTCTTCTTCTGATTCATTAGTAAAGAGATCATATGAGGTTTGAAGGTCACCCAGAGTTGCTACAAAACCATCAGTAGATGAATAATCCTTACCACCAGTCAGTGAATAAGTCTTATTTCCAATTCCTGAGAAGACAACACCTTGAGCATCTTGACCCCATTGTCCTTCACCAGTGGTGACAGGTACTCTGGCTGAACTGAATCCACCTGCTGTAGGTGTTGTTCCCCAGAAAGTGTCGGCTGCATTTGATGGACTATGACCAGCGAAGATGTACTGAGAATTGTTGGCGATGTAATCCTTGTAGTATGTCTTGGTGGGTGCTTCACCGTCTTTTGTAGCATCCTTTGCCTTAGAAAGGAAAGTGTGTTTCTCAAGGATGTTACCTGAAACACCACTTACGGATCCACTATCATCAACAACTACAATGTGGATACCATCATTCCCACTACTTCTCGAACCTACGAAGTTAGAATCAACTGGTCTAGGAGCAATTGTATTCCAATAAATTGGAGTATTTAGATCAAGTTGTTGTTGATCATACCAATCAACCTCTGATGCTGGTGTTACGGCATATGCAGTTGATACACCCGAATTGAAGAATTGAATTTCAGTATCGGTGGTGAATGATGCAAGTGAATTATCCTTTTGATAATCAATTTCGGTTACCGTTCCACCCGAAGAAACTCTCTTAAGGACCTTAACATCAATTGTTTGTGTGGATGCACCAGCTGTACTGGTGATTCCAGTAACAATACCTTCAAGATATCCATTAAACAATGAAGTTGTACCAACACCAGCAATCTGACCATCACTGATAGCCTGTGTAACAGCACATCCAACAGTTACGTTGAAATTGACAGTGGTACTAATACCAGTTGTAGTAATACCTAATGTTTGGTCAGCCAGATTATCAATATAACAAACTTTTAATCCATCAGCCCACTTACCAGGGTTCTTAGCGGCATAGGTGAAGTTAGTAGCTGTGGAATAATTTTCTTCGTAATCATCAAGATTCTTAATCTTGAGACTAGTGTTTGTTCCCACACCAACACCAGCATTGGCGTTATTCAGATCGCTGTCATCCGTTCTTACTACCTTCAGGACTCCACCATATGAGAGGTATGAAGAAGCTGACATCCAGTATTCGTACTGTCTATCAGTTGACAGTGGTTGTCCAAATGTTTCCAAAAGTTCAGCCTGGTTACTAACCTCAATTGGTTCGTTGATAGGGCCAATTTGGAAGGGGCCAGCAATAGCTCCAATATTGTTGACAATATTGTCAACTCTTCCCACTGTTAAGTCAATCTCTCTGACAAGAATGCCTGGAGATAATTGAGGAGTAGCCATGTTTCTCTCCTTAAATTACTCAGTTTAACTAAAAAATATTTAGGTTTATGGGTATTTTCAGGGGGGTAAAACAGGACGAAAACGCTACCAATCTGGATATTCCCAGTCATTCATCGGATTCTTTTTCTTTCTATCTTCTACGACTTTCTTTATAGTACAATCTTTACAAACATAAGAATAGGATGATGCTACAGCTCCTTTATCTTTTCTTGTTCTGTAAAAACCATCAACTAAATTTTTCACTTCACCACATGATCTACATTTTCTATCAGATAAAAGTAGATGACCTAGTTTAAACTGTCCATCTAAATCCATGGTTCAATAGTTCCACATGTAGTCCATTCCTCCACCTTGGTCTCCGTATTCATCTGTGTACCACCTGTCTCCGTCTGCATCCACAAAACTAGTATCATCAAGTCCATCATTAATAAAACCGAAGGGTGCCATATCTTGCTCGATTTGATTCTTTTGTTCTTCATATAATCGTTTTCTAACATCTTGATCTGTAAGTTCCTTAAAGTAATCTTGAGCTACCAACCAGGCATAGATAACGAGACACATAGCCAGGTCATCATTACATCCTTCTTCAGCCTCAAATGAATTGTGTTTTGAGATGAAAGTGGTTAGTTCGGAGATGATTTCGTAGTCATTGAAGATGAGTTTATCTTCCTCAATCATTGTCTTGAGGTTGAGTGATCCAACCTTCTTGACGGTCTTGGACATCTTAACACCTAATTGTGTTTTTGAACCAGAGAATCCTTGACCAACAATTTGACCAGCACGACCTCTCATAGAACACATTAATAGATTCTGATATTCAAGATCGTATTGTAAAATACTCGCTACCTGGTCTCCAACATCATTGACCTCACATAGAATGAAAGCCTCGTTATAACTCTTGGCTACATCATAGATAACACTTGGGAACAACATCGGTTTGATAGTGTTATCTCTATATTTTGCCACAACTCTATGGGGAAAAGAGGTTATGTCAACCACAACAAAAGCAGAGTAATCGTTACCAACACCCCGTGCAACGTCAACAGCAATGGCGTAATCGTGTCCTTTTTCTGGGGCAACATGAATATCTAGTCCAGCGTTTGAGTTGAGTGGTTGTTCAAATACTAACGCCTTAAGTTTACTGGGTGCAATCAGTGTGTCAACTGATCCTAAAAATTCACACTCAAACTCAATCTTGAATTGTTGTTCTGATGTGTTGGCAATCGTCTGTTCTTTCCAAACAGCATCTCTACCAGGAACTTCTGACCAGTGGACATCAGTTGGGACATACTCATTTCTCTTCTTCTCCGCATCAGTCCACATACGGTAGAAGTGGTTCATACCATGTGGGGTGGAGACTATGATGACTTTTGTGCTTTTACCAGAAGTAATAGTAGGATAAACAGATGCAAAGAAGGCATCAGCGATGTGATTTGGAACGAACGCGAATTCGTCGAGAAAGAGGATATTGAACGACATGCCTCGGACAGCACTCGCAGATGTAGAAGCTGCCAATATCTTACTGCCATTTTCTAACTCGATGTTTCCTTTGTTCCATACCAGGATACCCTGTTGCATCCATTTAGGCAAGTTCTCGTATGCAGTTGCTAATCTTGCTAAGAGTTCTCTCGCAGTTGTAGCTTTGTTAGCCAGAATACCGATATTAACACTATCGTTGAAGATGGCATAATGAAGTAGGTAAGACACACATGTCGTAGACTTACCCGTCTGTCGTGGCATCTTACAGATGTTAAATCTGTGATTATGGAAATTATTGATTAACTTCTCTTGGAAGTCATAAGGTTTAAATGGTTGAAGGCCATGATCTAGGGTTACAATCTGGACATAGTTCTGTGCAAAATACACAGGGTCATCCTTACATTTGATATACTCCTCAATCTGTTCTTGGGTGAACTCAATAGGGGTATTAGCCTTCTTAAGAAGGGGATTACCCAAATAAACATCATTACTCATAAATTACCTCAACAATTCCAAGCTCTCAGTGATTTATTGATTCTTGAATCTGGATCATTTGCTGTTTTGGCTGAAGTCAACTTTTTCTTCATACCTTTCATTCTTGCACAGAATGAAGCTCTTCTCTTATTACCAACTTTTTTAGAGGGAGCCTTCAGGTCAGAACCTGGGTTCTCTCTTTCATAAGACTTACGACCCTTCTCATTCAGACCACCTGAAGGGTTCTTACCAGACTTTTTTGTCCAGGCTGCCCCCTCTTCCATTTCAAAACCTTCTTTCTTCATCTTCTCACGTTTTTCCTTAGCCTTAGCGAGAAGTCTGTCTCTAGCTGCGTCTCTTTCCTTCTTAGGGATAGCCGTGACAGCTCCCAGTTTCTCATCTACGTCACCAGGATCGTAACCTTCACCCATTGGTTTTACATAGTTCTTGTCGGGACCAGGTTTAGATGCAGAACCACCTTGATATCCAGCCATTATCAATGGCTCTCCAGGTTGTCTTGGAGCCAGGTCAAATCTCTGAACCATACATCCAGGATAGACTTTTTCCAGAGCCGCAGAAACTTCCTGTCTGGTTGGTTTTCTGATTTCTGGAAAGAACATCTTCATCATCATGAACTTAGCTCTCCAAGTGAAGCTAACGAGATAGACGTTACCATTCTCATTAACCCTCACTGCCTCATCAATAATCTCTTCTTTATTCAATCTCTCAAGAACTCTAGTTTTCTCATCAACTACTTCAACTTCTTCTTTCTTGACACAGTTTGGATATCTCTTACCAAACATGGTTTTCATACCTTTCTTCTCATATCCCTTCCAACACTTCTCATCAAGAACCTCAACCTCATACCCAGCATACTTGAGAGCTGCGATTTGAGTCTCAGTCAGTTCTGGAAGGTCATAGAAACCTTCCATTTCCTCTTTCTTAGTTGAGTTACCCCAATTAGCTGCACCCTTCTTACGACACTTGACCAGAGCTCCAGAAGCATAAGCCGATGGCCATACAGAGTAACGAGACTTAACTTTATGGTAACAGGCGTCCTTCTTACCAGAACCCTTACCTGGTTTGTCTTTAGCTTCTAAGACTGTTTCTTCTTTGTTCATTTCTCCACTATCGACGTAATCAGCAGCTGAATCTAAATAATCTGCGGCCTTTGTAATTTTAGATTGAACCCATGCTTCAATTTCTCCCTCACCCTTTTCCATTTTACTCTTCAACCTTTTGGCAGCGTTCATTACCGTAGAAAGTTGGGAACGAGCCATCGAATATTCATGATCTTTTTCTTTTGATTCGTTCATTTTCTTCTTGGGTTTGTCAGTAGAGACGTAAGTTGGTTTAGCCGCTCCAGATTTTTGTTGTTGTCCAGGATCAGCTTTCTTTTTTCTTCTTTGAGCAGAAAGTCTTTCTGCTTTAGTCATTGAAGCTCTTTTTGCTGAAGAGACACATTTGGGAGTTCCTTCACCAGGTTCATCACTTGCACAGGTTCCACCTGTCACAACATTGACCCAACCTTTCTTACCATCCTTTGATTTGGACTTACCAAACCAATCTCTAAGTCCCTCTTCGTTAATCATCGCAAATAAAGAGTTTTTATTATTTATCAAATCAAGTGTTGATGGATGTTCTAATAGCCTTGAACGTTGTAGAGTCTGTCGATGCTGGTGTGACTAAAAGTCTTACATTTCCACTAGAAATATCACTATCGAAAGATGCTAGAGAATCTCCAGTCTTTATAATCGCATATTCAGTATTAAAAGTTGAGGATCCATTATGTACAATAATGAACTCTGCAGTATGATAACTACTTCCACTAGTTACTTGAAGTTGATATTTAACTGAACGAAATCTACTAGCACCAAACTCATCCATGGTAACTTGAGAAGTTGATGAAGTAGTTAAAGTGATATCGAATCCTTTGTGTGATACCAAATCAGCAGTATTCCTTGTTCTGCTCATAAGAAGTTTTTAAGTATTTAGAAGTTTATATCAAATTCATGAAGTGTATCAGAACCCGACCCTAGTAGATGAAGTTTATAACCAGCAGTTCTTGGGTTTCCAGAATTATCTTTGTTTGCATTATAACAATTAACAACACGAAGTTCTGTCGGTGAAACTTCAAATCCTGATATATCAATAGCATGTCCATATGTTATTGTACTGGTAATATCATATGGTATTTTAACTTCCCAAAAAGAAATAGTATCAGTGTCAGAACCAGCAAGGAATATACCTTTTCCACCAGGTGCCCAATCAAAAGTTTGTTGAACTCCATCTGGTGTGGTAAGAGCTGCTGTTTTACCATCATAATTTACAGTAGTTGATCCTCTTCCTAAAGCATATGGTGTATGTAAACTCCACTGATAGATTACATCATCGTTAAAATCCAGTATATAAAATTTTGTTCCATCAGGATTAAATCTAAGACAACTGGGACTATTAACTCCCTCGGCAGTTGGATCAATTGTACCATCAGCAAACCCTCTTACATCATATGGTACAACTAATGGAACAGATACTGCTTTATCAACGCTTGTATTATACCTATCCAATATTGTTATCGTAGTACCATCACTATTAAACCTACATCCGGCAGGGGTAATCCAATAATTTGTCAAATAAGCGACACCAATAGGTCCAGATACCCATCGACCGTTTGATAAATCAATTGATTGTGTTGATGAAATTGTCGATGAATCAAATGGAGTGCTTAAAGTAAATCCTTTTAAGGTATCTGTGTTATAGTCAACAACTGCCATAAATGTTCCATCAGGACTAATATCAAATGCCGTAGGGTTTGCCAATCCTAATGATGTTGCCGAAACATGAGTGACAGTTGATGATAAATCAAATCCAGTGCTTAAAGACCACTCATTAACTTCATCACCTCCATTTCCAATAACATACATCTTTGTTCCATCACTATTAAATGCTACATCAAATGGACTTGATTCATATGATGTAGTGCTAAAATTGGTTCCCTCAGTTATTGTTCCACTTGTTACATCATATGCATTTGATACACTATACTCAACAATTGCATCCGTATAATAATTAACAACGAACATTTTAGTTCCATCATTATTCCACCTTACACCATATGGATAAGCTAGACCATCTGCACCAACGTTGTAAGCACCATCATATGATGCTGTTCCAACTGTATATGCTGTTGATAGTGAGAATTGTTGAATATTATCATCACCATATCCAACCAAATACATCTTCGTACCATCATTATTAAATTCAATTCCTCTTATAGATGAATCTTCACTACCTATAGAAAGAATATTATCCAGTCTTTTATTTAATTGTTCATAACCAGGACTGAATGCAGTATTATTTGCTTGTACTGCAATATCAAAAGCAGATGTCATCGTAAATTGAAGTGCGGTATCTCTATCATATCCACCAAAGTATAAGTACCTTCCATCAGGAGATATTTCTATGGCAATTTGATTACTATCATATGAAGTAGTATTGAAAGTTTGCTGAGTAGAAATTCCATCATCAGTGAATGGTGTGTCAACGGTATAATGTACTATGTAATCTCCACTGTATGATATGTACAAATGAAGACCATCAGGGGACCATGCAAAACTGTATGGAATGCTAAAACCAGTTGCTCTTACTGTTCTATTCTCCATTCCAACTTTTCTAAGACCACCTGATTCTTTATTTGAAATCGAAGCAATTCTTATATTATCTTCAAAATCATACATCCCAGAGGTTCTTGATTCAAAACCATCTCCGGTTATAAGTCCCCTAGCTCTTGACATTATGAAATATCCTCGTAACCGACAATAATATTTACGTCATCAACAGCACTTGCTGTTACTCTTAGTTGATCTCCTTCTTCTAAGTAAAAGTATGAATCTTTTTGAGAAATTATTTGTGTTGCATTCGCCGGAAGATTAATAGTTGATGCAATATAGAAATCATTAGATCCGTCATATACAG